CATGTTTAATATCCTTCGGTCCATGCCAATAACACAAGACCATCCCCGCCCTTACCCACTGCGCTAGTAGTAGCAGAAACACCATCGGTTACCCCGCCACTGCCGCCGCCAAATTCTCCACCCAAAGCAGAGAACCCAAAGCCTGTTGCGTTAGCTGACACTACCCCGCCACTTCCTCCAAACAAAAACGAACCGCCAGAATGATAGTTACCTGTAGTTGCTGACTGTGCTCCACCCCCTCCTCCACCCGCTCCTCCATATCCGGAGCTTATTCCTGAAGTGGTAGCACTAACCAGTCCTCCACCTCCACCACCAATACTTCCATTTCCTCCGGCAGTTGTGCCTGACTGCCCTCCGCCACCGGCTCCTGTGTATATACCTTGATTGGTAAGAAAATCTAATAAAGTGTATATACCTGTGATTGTAGGAGCAGCCCCATTAGCCCCCGCTGCGGCGGATGCTGCTAAAATCCCTGTTCCACTTATAAACAGTTGAGCTGACACTGGTGATAGAGCAGCAGCAGACATTGTTCCTGCCCCCCCAAATACATCAGAATTATTTGAATTCCCTGCCGCTCCCCCACCATAACCACCAGATAGGCCACCTACTAGTTTTCCAGAGCCATTCCCACCTATAATCCCGCCGCCACCTGTTGCAGAGTTGGAATTGGTGCCACCAGCAATATCCCCTCCATTCCCACCATTCCCCAAAGGAGTGGCAGCGGCTCCGCCGCCAGTAGCAGTGCCAGTGATACTTGTACTAACTGTTTTAGCGCCGCCCGACCCCCCCGTATTTGTAACAGCACCCCGCAATCCAGACGCTACTGTGCCAGTACCACCGGGAGCAGTGCCACTAGTAGATGCTATTGCATAGTTTCCTCCAGCTGAACCTCCCGTTGCAGTAAGAAACGTTCCAATAGATGAAGTTCCCCCCGCGTTTCCGGAAGTTGCCGTTGCACTTGTATACCCAGCGCCGCCCGCACCAACAGTAATTACTGGAAGAGTTTGTCCTGGGACAACGTCAAGAATAGCCACCGCACATCCACCGCCGCCACCCCCTTGACCCCCAGTGGTAGCAGCTTTACCCAACCCTCCGCTGCCTCCGCCGCCAATAACAACCGCATAAATCTGAAACACGTTTTGAGGAACAACAAATGAAAATGTTCCAGTAGTCAGATAAGCTTGTTGGTTTAGCCAACGAGGAGGGGCTACACGGGTCGCATAGTTAGGCGGCGACCCAAAACCATACAACCCTTTATTCATTAGAAATCTCCGCCATACGCATTTACCCTAATGCCTGTTTGAGTCACTGAGGTTGTAGCACGCAGAGAATAGCCCGTTGGGATTGTCAATGGCATTACGTTGGCATTGCTATTGCTAGACAACACCGCCGACCAAGCTGGGACGGTTGTACTGGAAGTGACAGCTATAACCGGCACCTGTTGCCACAAAAAGTAAGTAGTGCCGTCGTAAATAAAAAGGTTGATCAAACCGGCTACAGTTGTAGCTACCCCTTGAATCTCTATGTAATCTATTCGAGTTCCGCTGGCCGCCGCAGTCAATACGGTCCCTACGGTAGTTGGGGCTGTTAGCGAAGTATCCGCTGTAGTTAAAAGAGCCGACCCAACTTTAGGGGTCGACGCATATTGGGCAGAGGTAGACATGAATGACCCTTAAATAAGTGCAAAAGAATCAGAAGGGCTAGATGCGCCTTGAGGCTGATTGCTACCAGTGGCTTGCGTTATAAAACCTTGGGCCGTAGATACCGCCCAAATTGGAGAAGAACCAGATCCTTGCGAAGTAAGCACTTGTGCGCTGGAGCCGTAAGAGGGTGATCCGCTTAAGTTAAAACCCAACGCCCCACCAGAAGCAAGATACATTTTTGCAGTGCTATTTGTGCTCCACCCCAGTGTATTGGCTGAGGGCAAGTACATGCCATTTGTAGGGGCCGTGCTGCCACTGGGCACAAACGTAGTTGAGGTAACGGAACCCGTCGTTGAAAAATTGGTCCCATCAAACGTCAGCGCACTCCCCGCTGCGGCAGTAGCCGAGCCGGTGTAATACAAAATACCATTGGACGTTGCACCACCATTAGCTTGAACAAAAGTTCGAGTGGCCGATTGCGTTACAAATACGTCTTTTGTTCCTGCGGAGAACGTAACCAACGAGTTTGCATTGCTTGAAGCAAGGACAGTTGTCCGCGCCAGGTTTGCGCTGGTAGCGTCAAGGGTTCCATAGCCAACTTCCCATTCACCCACGACTTGATGGGCAATGGTGTAGTAGGTGGTATTGTTATTCCCAATACCAGACCCAAAACTTTGGAAACCTGTTACCGCTCCAGCTAAAGCGACTGCCCCTGTGCCGGTAGTGGTGGTAGTTTCCTTTACCCTATCCGCAACAACAAAGGCCATGATTAGGTCGCCGTTAAGCTAAACGTGTAGGTTACGTTGAGAGTGTCGCCAGAGACAACAGTACGATCTCCACCTGTAAAATCTGATCCTGAAAACAGCGTTCCCAACGTGCCGGATTTTGTGTTAACACTGGTCAAAAATGCTCCCGCAACCGTTCCGCCAGCATTAATTGTGTACGCAGCAATAGATGCTGAGTTGGTGACAACCGATGGGTTGGCTGTAGTTGCAGTCGCAAAAGTTGCTGCGGGCCGGGTAGCTTGGCTATAGCCAACAAACTCTGTCCAACCGGCATGCGAAGCCATGGTGTCGCCAGCGGCAAAAGTAGTACCAGATCCAGGACCAGTCACAAGACCAATGTACCAAGTTGTAATCTGGGTAACGCTAGTCAACGCCGTCCCAGCCATGTACTGAATACCTACGTTCACTACCAAATTTGAATTTTTTTCTTCCCACTTCAGTTCCCCGTTCTCGTCATAGCAAAGAACATGAAACCGACCGGATGCTGACATTTTTTCCATGATTACTCCAAACAAATATTTACGTTAATGACCAGTGTTTAATACACCCGAATAATTGCAGATGTAATATCGTCTGTTGGGAAAACGATGTTTAAGATTCCGCCAGTAGTCGTTGTCCTAGCCCCGCCAAAGTCCAAAACACAAACCGCTGGATTTCCCGCAGCAGAGCTATTGTAGATCAATGCCCCATACGTAGTAATGGTCACGCCAGTCAATGATAGATCCACAAAATCTACATAAGCAGTTGTGTTTGCCGATGTTGGAACGTAAGGGGTCAAGGCCACCCCGCCAGTGGTGTACATACCTGAAGCGGCTATTTCATTTGTGGCCGTATACGCAGTAGTGCTGGCGTTCAACGTCGCATTTTGATTGTACAACGCAAGTTTGAACGTATTGCCGGTAACGGGAGTAAAGTTATGGACTCCCTTTAAAAGCTGTACCTTGAAACTAGTACAAATATAATTGCCTGAAAAAGCCATTACGGACCCGGCGAATCAGATTTAACGGGAATCCGCATCATGCCATCGCGGTACTCATCGCGGCGGCGACGGCCCTGCTGTTCAACACCCAGACCACTGATTGCCTGCTTGTAGCTGTTCTCAAAATAGGCCTGCATATCATTAGGGCCTTTGAGATAACTATAGGCCTGGATCATGCAGGCGTAAAACAATGCTTCCGGAGCATTTGTGCTGATCCAAGTTGTAGTATTTGTTGAAGACAATTGTTCCGGACGATAAATAAACCCTAGCTCTACCGCATAGTTTTGGTCAGGAGTAGGGGCAACATAAAAAGTGTTTTGGTCCCATACCGAAAAAAACTTTGGAGTGCCCGTTACAGTCTGGTCTTTCCAATACTCTTTCATAAAAGAGGTGTCTCGGAAATCCAAAAACACTTGAGTAGACGTGGTATAGCTCTTAATCAGCATGTACCTATGCGTCAACAAATCTGCTGGAGTTGCCAGGAAACGATTGCCTGCTGTCAGCGTACCAGTCAGTTCTTTTTTAAACACGTCCAAATCAATCTCACGCATTATGCGGTTTTCCGCAAACGTGATAAACGTGTTCAAAACAGGCAAAGTGAATTCTGTGTCACCTACCTGGGCGTAGTTCCGAATATTTGTGACCAGCTCGTCGTAGGTCATGTTGTCGTTACCGTTACAGAACCAACCACCACCCGCGAAATCAACGCAGGACCAGCAATGTACGGGCGCATATCATTTGTGTTGCGAGCCGTACCAAAACTTTGAAAAGACGAAAAGCCTGGAGCACCAACAAACACTGACAATGGCTCCCTACGATCGGGACGCGGACCATCAAGCGCGATCGCATCGCCATGATACTTCAATGGCTGGATCTGCGGCTCTTTTGGCTCGTAATCGTCCGGACAAACCTTAAAACCACGCCAATTTATGCGCAGTTGCGTCAGCCTGTACCGCTGACCGCAGTAATCGCATAGGGCTAAGGCATATTTACCTGCCGCGGTAGTAGGCATCTTAAATTGTCGCTATTTGCGGCACAAAATATGTGCTGGCTGTATCCCTGTCCTCATCCGCCGCGCGCTTGAAGTCTTCTTCATAAAGATTCTTCAATGCACCAATGCGCTCGGGCGCAAACTTCAAAGACAGAAAATAAGCAAGCCCGGACGCCAGACATGGCAAGAAACGCCAATTGACATCTGACGTATTTGTGTACGCCCCAGCATCCTGAATCCGCCGAATCCGGTAGTAAACCAATTTGTACTGGCTATTTGGTGGTACTGGATACAGATAAATTTGCGGAATATTTTGACGCTGTACGTACAACTGCGACGGACGAGACTGGAAATCCTTGTTTGGAATGTCCAAATACTCGTTTCGGCTAACCCGCTGAATAATGATGTCGTTATACGGTGTTTGGGTTGTGTCACGGATTACCGCACCCAACACGTTGACCGTATCCGGGTCAAGATTAAGGACCCGATCCCCTTGGGTCAATTGAATCTCTTCCTGCTCGATTGTCCACAGGTTCAACCCGCGGTTTGCCCAATCAAGAAACACCAAGTTGAGCGAGCGGCGTGCCGTTGTCAGCTGATACCCACTAGTGGGCCTCATGCCGCATCGCTCAAATGCTTCTTCGATTAACTCATCAATCGACAGATCAAAATCAGTCGTACCCGAAGTGGTCATTTAGCACATGCCGCCTTTTTTATAGGCCTTCATCTTGCCTTTTTTGACCATTCCGCCTTTAGCCATCTTTGCAGTGCCAGGCTTGACAGTTTCATCGCCTTTCATCGAGTCGTAGTTGTAGTCGACTTTAGGCGTTTCACCACTCATCACGCATCCGCCACCACGGACCGCGGCACCCATTCCACGTCCAGCCATGATTATTTCCCCTTACCCAAAGCACGACCTTTTGCATCAGCCGTAGTACGCATCAAGGCACGACCATAAACCGGAGCTTTTTTGACCGCGCCGCCCTTTTTCATCTTGGTTTCTTCCATTTTCTCGCCCATGGCATATTGCATAGGAGAAATCTTGCCAGACTTAATAGCTTTAGCCTCTTTCAGCTCTTCGCTCTTAGTCTCTTTGCCCTTAAACATTTTTTTAAGATCTGCCTTAGCCATTTGAGTATTCCTTAATTCGAAGAGATCAGACGATCAATCTTCTCTTCCAGTTTGTTAAAACGCCCGTCCATGTGCTCCATGATCTTAGAGACTTCCGCTCTCGTAATCATGTCCCGAGCCATGTCCTCTCGGGTCTTGTTCAACAAAATCCCAAGCCGGGCAAGCTCGTTAAACTTCTCACGAAGCACAAATCCTGCAAGAGCAAAGACAATTGTCAAGCCTGCTGACCAAAGTTCTGCCATGCTCATGATTATGCACCACCATAGTAGAACAACGTAACTGAAGTCACCCCGGCACCGCTAAACGTCACGTGAATGCCATCTTTAAATAGTATGCCCATATCACTAATGAGCATGTACTGCGACCCAATTGCAGGAGCAGAAGTCAAAGTTAATCCCGTAGTTCCACTTGCCCCACCACTTTTAAAAGTCAGCGTTGCAGCGGTTGCGGTAGACACAAAGTAGACACCAACCAAGCGGCTTCGACCACTGACAACCTGTGCAGTTGTCGTGGCCGAAGCCGAGTAAATATTACTATTACTCATGGCCCTTCCCCTTAATCAAAAGTTATTTAAGGGATCAGGTTTGCAGCCTGCTGGTAAACGACCGAGATGTAACCGACCCCGCCGCCCGCGCCAGGAGTGGTTGAGGTTACGACAATCTTGACGTCTGTAGCGCCAACGTCAACAAAAGCCGCCGTGCGAGTTGCGTCGGTGCCTGGAGTAACCGAAACAACGCCAACTGCGGCCGTCGAAACAGCACCAGCTGCGGTGTACGCAGTAGCCAGTGCGGTGTTACCCACGCCAACGGTTGCCGTAGCACCCCACACCGTGGTGACATAAATAAAAATGTTAAGAATCTGACTCTGTGCAGGAATCACAATAGTAGTGTCGCCACCACCCGCCAACTGGGTAATTTTTGCAGACTGAACCATGACAACTTGACCGACGTTTTTGACGTTTTGACCAAGCGTTGTGCCAGTGGTGTTAAAAATGTTACCTGCCCGTACTGGGCCGGAGAACGTAGTGCGTGCCATTTTAGCCTCTCATGCTAATAAGCATATCTGTCTGCATGTCGTCAGCCGGGACTGTCAGATATGCCGGAAACCCCGGAATACAATAACTATACACCCTATTCGAAAAAAGAAAAGGCCCCAAAAGGGGCCTTTTCCAGTTGCCGGTAATTAGGCTCCAGGGCAGCCGTAAATACCACGCCAATCGCTGAACCCGAAGCTATAACGCTCACGAGCCTTGTAGCGCACGTTACCAGTATCGAAGTCACCCTCGAAACCAGTTCGGATTGCAACACGCTCGAACATCTTCATGCCGTTAGGAGCGTCGGTCCGAATAAACCAGCCGTTCGTATCGGTCAAGAAGTGGTTAACAGTGTAACCCTGGGGGATCATCCCCATGTTCTTGATCGCGTTGATGTCATTATCTGCAGTTCCAACACGAAGCGTAGACTTCATGATTCGGTCAGCAGTAAACATCAGCTCTTTCGGGATGATCAGCTTCAGACCCTGCATGGCAATCTTCAGACCACGTTCGTCAGTGAACGCAGCGATGTCGATCAGAGCCTGCTCAAGCGAAGTCTCGCTCAAGTCGGCATCCACAGCCAAACGGTTGGAACCGTTGGGGCCGCCCAGCGTTGGGTGTGAAGTTGAACACAACGGCTGGCCGTCACCACCAATCGAGGTCGTAAATGCACCGTTAAGAACGGCAGCACCTTTGATCTGCTTGGTCTGAGCCATGGAACGAGCCAGGGCTTTGGTGTAACGAGCCGATAGGCGATCGTACAGGTTGTCTTCCACTGCCTCTTCAGTCAGAGAAAACGCCAGCGCAATCGTTTCGTGGGTGTAGCGAGCCGTAAAGACTTCCTGCGCCTGATCGTAGAACACGCCAGAGCCTTCAGTCTTAACCGGAGCGGTTGAGAAACCGGACAGCATCACTTCTTCTTCAAACGCACGATCCGAAGATTCGACGTCATAGATTTCGAGATGCTCGTTCTCGTAGTTTTTGTACTCAAGGCCGAAGAGGGCGTTTAGACCCGGCTCAAGCTCTTTTGTAAGTTGGGCACGTGAAATTGCCATGATTAAGCTCCAAGTCCAGCCACGCCAACACTTCCGTATTGATGCGTGTTGATTTTAACCACCAGAATCTCATAAGCACCAAATTCATTGCCAGACTGGCTGTACAGCCCAACAACTTTCAGCGCCAGAGTGCTGGTCTTTGCGACGTTTGCCGAATCAATCGTCATGTTCGACAAGCCAGTAGTCGTGCTACCCGTAGTGCTGGTCGAAATTGGCGCATTGAAACCGATTTTGGTCTGATCAATCGCCGTGCTGCTGGTCGATTGGATCAAGAACAATTGGTTGGGATCGTCAATGACGTCGGCCTGGATGATGCCAGTGGTGATGTCAACGCTACCTGGGTAGTAGTTGCGCCACACAGCTTTACCAGTGGTTGGGTCAATGTACGAACAGCCGTTGAACACGCCAAGAGCCGTCGCGTGACTTGCCGCCACAAACTTAACAATATAACCATCATACTGGGTAACTAGGTCACCCAAAAAGATCGCCCCGGACTGGTTATCGGCAATCTGATACGCATACTGCTTTTGAGCGCCAGTAGCAGACAGGTTGCCCATAGGACGCAGACCAAAAGGCTTATTTACGTTAGCCATTTGTCAATTCCTTAAAAAAGTTTATTCCCCGGATGGACCGGGGCTACCAAAAGTAACCCGAGACTGACGCTGAGGGCTTTCAATCCGCATGCTGTTATGAGCATTGCTTTTCATAAGCTCATTGTCAATCGCTTGAACCTGATCAATGGCCCGATGGCTGTAATATGCATTTCGCTCTTCAACTGTTTCCAAAGGAATACGGGCTAACAGAACGTCTCCCACGCTGATAATGCCAGCGTGTCGACCATCTTCCACGGTGGGAACAGGAAAGTCTGGATACTCTTCCGAACGGACGAGTTCATAACCTTCACGGACTTTAGTAGCAATATTCATACGGTCTTCTTGATTTCCCGTAAATGCCCTAATCCATCTGTGTTTGTATCCCGGAGGAGCAGGAGGCGCATCAAGTCGTGATGGTGGAGTCCAAGGTTTCCGGCGTGCAGTCTTCTCGCGGGTATCCGCGGAACGAGCTTCACGATTAATGGGTGTAGTTACCTTGTCCATGATCAATCCTTGACGTATTTGGCATATTCCTCAATCGGAACGCCGAGTTTTTTCGCAATTGCTACCTGACTTGCAGTCAGTTTTACAATGCGGCGTGCATTATTTACCCCGGAAGACCGGGTTGCAGGTGCCACAGTTTGCACGGTTCTAGTGGTCCTGTCTTTGTTAAATCGACCCGGAAAGGACGACTTAAGCCTACGATCCAGCTCATCATAATACTCATCAGAGCTGCCGTCAAACCCTTCAACTTCAATTAGTTGACGGTGAATGCCCCAAGCAGCCGATGTAAGCACGGTATCTCGACCATACCACGAGTTTTTATCTACCCAATTAGCCGCTTTTTCATCTACAACTGGACGAGCCTGTTGAATTGGCTGTTGCGCCATTTGTTGTTGCTGATACGCAACCTGTTGTTGATAAGCCTGACGCTGCGCATTTGCTTCAGCAATCTGACGCTGCTCATGGATCAAGGCGGTCAACCGCGTATTAGCTTCAATCTCAGTTGAGATGTCGCCCTCTTCACGGGCTTTGCCAATAATCTGTTTTAGCGCAACAACCTGGGTTTCAACCCGACCGCTGGCCTCATACAAACGTTCTTCATCCGTCCGAACAACGGTACGCTCTAGTTGCTGCAGCTTTGCCTGCATCCCCTGAGCTAATTGGATGGCAGCTTGCTCGCGACGCTCTGTCTCGCGCAAGCGCGCAGTCATTTTGTCAATACGTTTCTTGACATTACTGCTGTAATCATCAAGCTCGTTTGCTTGACCATTGTCCACAACAGAAGCGGAAGTGCTCTGCCCGTCGGTTTCAGTCACTGCAACCGACATCGGACTTTCGTCCTCTCCGACGTTGTAATCTAACTCTTGATCTGACATTGTCTACTCCTTACATGTGCAAAATGTCATCGGGATTCGAAACTACCCCCAGAACTTCGTCGTCATTGATAAACCGGATCTCGCCTCCGTCAATAGGAATGCGAGCGCCAGCATAACGACCGAAAATAATCCACTCACCTTCCTTGCACCACGGCCCGGTTGGAAATTTGGACTCGTCTGAGTAAGCCAGGCTGCCCATCTTTAGGACATACCCGCACACGGTGTTTAAAACCGCGCGTTTTTGTGTTTCTTCCGAAAGGACGATCCCGCCTTTGGTCTTTTCTGCCCCTCGATAGGGAAGAATCGCAATCCTCCAACCCGTTGGGCTAGGAATCCGATCAAAAACCGACTCTGGGATCAGAACAGGATCAAATATCCCATCGACATAAGCATCATCAAGAGTAGGTACAACAACCTCCTCTTGCCACTTGCGCTCTAAAGCAGTCATTTCTTGACTCATCTACTTTCCTTTGGGTTAAAAATCAGGATCGGTGCGCTTAAGTAAGTTCTTAACCACATCTTCGATAAGATTCAAACCTTCCAGACGGCCCATCATAAAGCGATAGCGTTCCATATTGGAAATGCCACCACTCAAGATGATTGCTTCAGAGTCTGCTTTAAGCTTTCTGATTTCTTTCAGCACAGCTTCTGTAAATTCAAGCATGGAAACCCCATGAAAAGCAGACGGAATTAGCCCCGTCTGTAGGCCTGCATCAATCAGTATATACCAACAGGATCGTTCCCGTCGCGCTTTTTAACCACTTTTGCAGGGCCATTTTTGCCCTTTTTAACCACTTTTTTAGGCGCATTACTTGGATTATTGGCTCCAGCTTTGCCATAAGCGATCGCCGCAGCTTGTTTTACAGCCGCTGCAGTGCTTTTTGGCGTGCTTGTACCAATTTTTCCCTTCTCTTTGAAGGTATGCACCAACTCACCAATGTTTGAACTGATGGTTTTTTGACTTTTACCCGATTTAAGAGGCATTTTGAGGTCCTTGGGGCTGATTAGTGGTGATATGAGTACGCTCCCGAGCAATGTTGCCACGCAATTGGGCAATATTCTCTTGAGACTTCATCCTAGCTTGAGCAACTTGCATGTTTTGCTGCACTTTCTGCTGATCCAACTGCAAAGACTGCGACTCCAACGCCAGTTTCTGCTGATCATTCTGCGCACGCTGTGCCAATTCTTGCTTTTTCAGCTCAATCAACGGATCAGGTTGATTGTTGTTGGACCCACTAAGCTGCTCTTCCAGGTCTTTTAGGTTCTTCATCTCTTCCGCAATCTTCAAAGCAATCATTCCCTCCTTCTGAATGGCCGAAACCATCCGATCGGGGTCATTTCCATACGCTTTGAACAACTCTGCCTCAACCATCTCCTCCGATTTCAACCGAACATGCTCCAAAATGTGCTGTTGCAGTGCGGTAGACGCCGGAACATTCGCCTGAACAAGCTGTGACATGCCATAAAGCAAGTGCGCAACAATGTGAGCATCATGCTGCTGCCCCGCAAACGCCTTGATCTTCATGGTATCCATGGCATTTGCGTTCTCTGTCGCGGGATCTTTCGGAAACTGAGCACTTTGAGGCTTCAAAATGCCCGAAATATCCCGAACATTCAACGCCGCATACACACGATAGTACGCTTCGTACATGTCATGCATTTGAGGAGCACTCTGCGCTAACTGCAATTGCGTTTGCGCCAGAGTGATTCTCTGCGTGGTCGAAAAAATGTTGGGGTCAGATACCGGAAGGACCGCAACCAGGCTATTAAAGTCCTTTCGCTTGATCGACCGACTGGCTCCAGGGACGTCATAAGGGTAATTGTCCGGTAAATAATCAGCAAAACCTTCCGCCAAAAGCTCAAACTCCATGGCCTGCGCATAATGCAATCGCTTATGGATCGCACTCATCACCATGGAGCCCCGCTCCAACAACGCCATCGTCGTTCCTACCTGCGCATTCTGGTTCCCATCACCAACCATCATGTCCGCAGTACTTGCCAACCGCTTCCCAGCATCAACCAGGAACCCCAACAACTGAAACAACGTCTGACTCGGCTCTTTGTACGGCAAAGGCAACAAAGAAGACGACAACTCCGCCCCACCCGCATCCATATCCCGCCATTCACCCGGCTGAATCGGATTGTCACTGTCCGCGATCCGTGCTCCCTTAGCCTTGAACCCCGCAGGCAAGTTCGCCAACGTCCCCGCATCCAACAATTGACGCAAAGCCGACGTCGCACCCTTGGACAAACTGCCAATTAGGTGAACAAAACCCAAGCCATACGCACCAAGGCCCTCGACCAACACGTAATGGACAAAATAATTGCGCCGACGGTTTAAATCGTCACCCTCTTTCCAGTTCCGACGCACCCCAACCACTTGCAACGAGTCTTCCGAGAACGTAACCACATACGGAAGCTTGATTTTTGTCGGTTCCCCGTCCTCATCCTTGTCTTCAAACCCCGGAATATCCAGATTCACCTGCATTTCAAGCAAGAAAATCTCTTCCGCCTCATCCGAAGGCCTTACCCCAACAATCTTGTCCGTCGCTTTTGCAATCTGCGTCGAATCCGTTGGTTGCTGCTCGACCTCAAGGTCCACATCCAAATACTCACCCGCCACCACACGCTTGCGAAACTCGTTTGCATCCATCGCAATCCGGTGCGTGACCCGCGGACACTGCGCAATGACACTCGATCCGTTATATGGGATGTACAAGTCATTCGCCAAAACCAACTTACTGACCATCCGCCCCAACTGGGCATCGTAGTAAACCTTCTTGAACGTCGAACCACCATACCCCGTATAGAACAACAACTGATCAAACTCGGGCGTGTACTCACGCATCACGTGAGTAATCTGGTAATTCATGAAATCCTGAACACGCGAAGCCTGCTGGATCTTGTCCGCAGTCTCCTTGCCCATGATCTCCGTGCGAACAGGACCTCCAGCCGGCATCAATTCCTTAAACGCCTGCGCCTGGAACTGAACAATCGCCTCTGTTAACAACGGATGCGCAGCATTTGCCGCGCCACGGAACGGCTTTGTCTTCTCCTCAAGCTTCAAACCCAACAGATCAAGGCCCTTGGCGTACATCTGCTCCCAATCCGAGCGCGACGCTTTGTCCGCCTCATACATCTGCATGAGTTCAATCGCGATCTTCCCCAAATCCTGATCGTCAATGACCTCCGCTAGGTTGGCGTAGAAGTCAACTTCGTCCTCTTCCCCCACCTCCACCGTCGCTCCACCGTCATCCTCCAGGATGATTTCGATGTCCGGGGCCCCCTGATCAAGGACCGCGATCCCGGTACGAGGAGCTTCTGAAATGGATTTTTCGATTGGCATGTTTTTTTCCGGTTATTCGGGTGCTTGACGTCCCGCTCGTGCTCTTATTCTCGCACGAGCCGCCTCTTGCGCGTTTGGCGCAGCAGGTTGGGGGTTATTCCCCACATTCTCCCAAGCGTTAACCGGGTTAGCAGGTTCACGTCCTGCTTCCGCATAGTTTCGCAACCAGTTAAGTGCTGCCTCTCGCGCATTAGGTTCAGCAGGTTGGGGGTTAACCGGGTTAGCAGGTGGCGGCTCTACCCCCAGCTCTGCGTAAAGATTATTAATCTCGTTGACCTCTGTATCGGTTTCAAGTCTTCGTTTATACGACTGCAATATCGGGGTAAGAAGATCTTCTTTTTCTGCAATTTTTCTTGGTTTAAGATAATTTTGCAAGAAGCTTAATACGGCCGTGTCGTATTTCTCAGGAGCCGTGTTTCCAGTGGCTCTGCCATTTCCTTTAATTTGAGTAACGGTAGGTCCGGCTGCGTCCATCCTTACTTCAATCGTGTTAACCGGCCTGTTTCGGGCGTCCCGAAGAGTAAAAACTTGCCATTTACCTTCGTTAAACCCTTCCATTTTGTCTCGGCCATAGCCTATGCCGCCTGTTTCATACCCACCAACAGAATGCCCTACATATGCGCCTTCCGGCACGGTAGCTTGCCGTTTTTCAATGCGCTTCCAAGCAAATCCTTCAAACGGGCCTTCTGCAAATTGCAGAAGTGGAGCACTGACACCTTCGGAAAACACAGAGTTAGGAACTGGTTTCCCTGCTTTGATTTTTTCTGCTAAGTTTTCAAGTCTAACTACATCATCTCGTACTTTTAGCCCACCGCGAACTGCATCTTCAAAACGTATATTAGCAAGCTCTCGCAACGGCAAAGTCGTTAAATACTGGTTAATAGAGGCAGGGTTAAACAGCTCTCTTAGGGGCTTCTCCATGTTCCCAGCTTGGTAAATTGGCTCGCCCTTTTCAATAGCAGTGCGCATGTTTTGAGGCATTATATTTTCGCCAACCTCCGCCAAACTCATGCCGCCCACGTTGCGGCCATTTCCATACTGCTCATTGGCCCATGCCGTCCGTTGTTCAGGAGTCATTCTATTGTAGGCCGAGGCTTCTTCATAAGCCTTAAATAACTCCTCTGCCGTACTCCCTCCCACATATGTTCCTGGTTGAGAATTAGAAGGTGCTGCTCCTGTTACAGAAGTATTTATCAGTTCAGGGCGAACCCCTTGATTTAATATCTTGTCAATTTCTTTTGTTTCGGCGTCCTGTCTTAGCCCCCGCCCAATTTGGCTAAGAAAATTGTAGTTTGGTTCAGAGGCAGCAGGATTGTTTAAAAGCACAAGGCCTTCAAGCCCTGTGGCTTTGTCATAACGCTTTGTAAAATCTTCTTCGGCCCTTGGGTATTTTGGAAAAAACCGTGTTTGACCTTGTTCGTTAACTCGCGTTTTTCCAACTCCAAGTTGATCAATCATGTAGTCCGGAAAATCTTTTTCTAACGCCGAACCTTTAATTCGTTTTTTAGCAATTCCAGTTGCAATCGGATCATCTGGGGTTCCAAACTGTCGTGTAAAATAGTTACGGGCTTTTTTGTTCCAGAAATCTTGAATAAGAGTTTTTTGCTGGTCGTCATTTCCCGCAACAACAAAAGCGTTAGTTACTCCGTCGTCTAATATTTTGTCTATGTTTCCGACTTTTCTTTTTAATCCAACAGGGCCCGTCAATAATGTACTGCCCGTTGGACGAACAGCCATGCCCAAGGAGCCGGCCGGGGATTTGCCCGTCGCCAAGCTTGCAAGCGACGTATTCATCGCCGCCTCCGGCACCTTCTCCTCGTCAAACCGGCCCGTGGTCAACGCCTGACTGGACAAGTTGTACGGCAAAAGGGCATCTTTCAGAATATTAGGAGCAATGAACTCGGTCTTGCCATTGCGCTTAATTGGCATTGGCAGAAACGTTCCC